ATTTCTTGAGCTTGATTTTCAAGAATAACAGCAGTAACAGCCTTACGATACGGATCTTTAATTGCAGGCAGGTCTGGGTGATCCAGAACACCTGCCCACTTACTTTGTAGTTGTTCAGAAAGATACATTAGAAAATCTCCTTGATTTTTATTATTATTGTAACTTAGTTTTTGAAATAGCTTGTGAGACTGCGGCAACGAATGGGTCGGTAATTACGGCCTTCTTTTCGTCGGCATCTTCTACTTGTTCATGCAGTTGTGCAACATTGGCTTTTTTTACGCCAGACGGAAAGTAGTTCTCACGAATTGTTTCAAGTTTTTCTTTGTATTCTTCCTCTGTGGAAAACTCTACACTCTCTGCGAGCGATTTAATTTTTTCAACTTGAGTAGCAGTGAGACCCTCGCAAACAGCATGGGTAACTTCTTGTTTATAAGACTCGATTAAAGCTTTTTTTAATTCAATACCATGTTCAATTTCTTCGTTGAGTTTACCTTCAAGTTCTTCAACTTTACCAGCGAGCTCATCAACGAGGTCGACTTTTTCTGTTGGAACATCAATATAATGTTCAGCAAATAGGTTGCGAAGACCTGCGATAAATTCTTCAGTAAGTTCAGCACGAAGACCTGATTCAATAGCAATTTCGTTTTGCTCAATCCATTGTTCAACAACATAAGAAAGATAGTCATCAACCTTTTCGGTCAAGTCTTTCTTAATGTCTTCAACGGCTTCTTCAAGCACGGCTGCATATTCGGCTTCAAGTTCTTCTTGAATTTGTGCGACACGATCAAAAACACGAGCTTCGAAAATTGTAGCAGCTTTTGCTTTAAACTCTTCAGAAATTGTAGAATCGTCTGCAAAAAGTGCATCAACGTCTTCTTTCATTTTCTTTTTCATTTTGTCCATATGTGACTTTTCATCGAGCATTTCGTCTTCATCATCTTCAGCCTCTTCCTTGTTCATACGAAGTTGAGTGTCTGGTGAAGCATCAGATGGTTTTGTAGAAATACTAGCTTTATTTTTAGCAGAATTGTCTGGCGCCTTTGCAGCAGCATGAATCTTTGTCGAGTCATCTGTTGACTTAAAATTTTGAGGCGTAGGACCACCTAGGTCTTCTTGTTCGCCTGGTAGTTTTTCTGGTGGCATAGCAGTAGCCCTAGACTTGCTTCCGGCAAGAATATCAGCAGCTGCTTCCATTAATTTACTTGATGCCATTAGGAATCTCCTTATGATTTTCTATTTATAAAAATTAAAGTTTTCGCAGGTAATTTTCAAATAATTTTAAAGCAACTTCTTCTATTTGTTTGGAAGATGCTTGTTTGATTTGTTTTTTAGCATAATCAAAATTGGCTTCAACAAACTTACCATCAACAAACATCCATTCCTTGTTTTCCATAATACCCTGAACAAAGGCACCAGGTGCGGATGGGTCAGCAACAATGTCGGCAGCTGTAGCTAATTTCAAATCATCTTGTACTAAATTATACCCTTCTTTTGTTTGAACGACTGAACCTAAAGCTCTTGAAGAAACACCAATACTCACATCATTTTCAATAAAGTTTTTAACAATTTGACCATAAGGAGTTTCAAGAATTAAGGCCTTACCATAGAATGTATTACCATCTTCTGCAAGAGACAGAATCTTGTGTGATACTCGTTCTAAATTTAAAGACGGAGTATCTGGGTGTCCTAGTTCGCCAAGCGCCCGGTTAGTTTTGATATATTCTTCATCATAACGGCCAACTTCTCGGCGAAGTGTATCCATCTTGTACATACGATTGTTACGATTTACTGTATCGCCAACCAAAAATGTACCTTCAATGTACAGGCGTTTCTTACCGTTTTCTGTAGTTTCGGTAAGGCATTTCACATTTTCAACCGTCTCTCTAATTAGTTTCATTTTACATTTCCGTTAATACGTTAGCATAAGATGCCACTTTTGTAACTTCCATAACAATTGAACCACCAGTATTGATTGTAACCACAATACTTGATGTGTCGTTATTTGCAATTGAATGATTCAGTTCATCAAGCATCATTGTTCCAGCATTATGCAACATCAATATTGGTACAGAATTTCTTACAATTTGAATATTACCGTTTGTAGACCAAGTGAGTCTTCGTATACTAGCTGAAGAAACAGTTTCATTAGCGTTAAATGCTAAATTAGCTAACTGTACAGTTTCAGTGCCAGTATTAACGACTCTAATAATTGATGCTGATCTTTGTGTATTAGTTATTTCAAATGGCATTTTATCTTAATCCTATTGATGCTCGTCTACGCATGGACATTTTTCGTTTCATCAATGTTCTTCGCAACTGAGCCCTTCTTGTTGTTTTCCATGATTGTTTAAGTTTTCTTGCTTTTTGTAACCTTTGGGCCGCAGGTATTCTTTTCAGTGTATTACCTGATATTCGGTACCCTTTAACACCAGAACGTTTAACATTTTTTTGTAATACAATTTTGCCTTTGGCGTTTCTTCGTATTCTGCGGCGAATCTTTTGTATACGACCCATGCGAACAATGTTTGGGTTTCTACGAACGGCCTCATCGAACACTTCAAAACGGTCAGCAGCTAAAACTTCTTTATAACTTTCTAAATTTTCTTTGGCAATTTCATTGAGGCGTCGAAACAATAATCCTCTTGCGCTTTCTAAATCACCTTCAATTAACTTGTCTAAAAAATTCATTTGATTTTTGATAAAGCAAAACTGGCAACTTTATTGAAATGTTCAGGCCCCTTCTCAATCATCTCAGAAATTTTTAATTTGTTTTCTTCATTCAACGAGGCATATACTTTTAATATTGCATCAGCCACAGGGTACTCAATTGTAACGTCTTGATTTTCGCCATATGAAATTATCTGAGGTTCTTTATTTTCTCTGACAAATTCTAATACGGACATTATAGTTTCTTCAGCCTGCACAACACCTCTTTGATTTTCTTCGGTAGAATATGGTACCGAAAAATACTTATTAAGTTTATCACTATAATACAATGCGATTCTTGTAGAGCCTGGATAAAGACGAATGGCTTTCCGCTTCAATACAAGAACAAAAGGTGGGTCAAACTTAGTTAATTCTTCTTTGAGTTCCTCTTCTTCGCCAGTTTTCGAAATAGTAATTCGATGAGCTTTATATTTTTTACCAGTTGTTGGTGAAACTTTATAATCAGAGGTATCAATAACACCTTCATTGACCGAACGGCGTGCTTGCGAGAAGATTTGCTTATTTGAAGTAAGCAAATCGACCATCTTATTGAAAAGATTTTGCAGGATCATTCTGTCGGCGTTATTAAAAGAAGGTTTATCCTCTTGCATCTTATCAAGAATGTTATGTATTCTTTGTAACTGTGCCTTGTTGGCCAAACCAGCACGAACTAAGGCATCAAACTTAGAATAGTCTGTCTTTTCTTCCGTGAGAGGTTCTTGCCTAAACTCAGTTAATCTTTTCATTCAGCCTCTTGTACTTCAACTTCTTCTTCGGTTTCAATTTCTTCTGGTTGTCCACCGAAAATACCTGCGGCCATTTCTTTTTTGTATGCGTCAAGTGCCTCAAACGCCTTACCTGAAATAATATTTTCAAGTGTTTCTTTTGCTAAGGCACTTTCACCGGCAGCAAGTTGGTCTATAAATTGTCTTGTTGTCATGTTACACCTTTGTTAATTATCTATTTATACCTACCGAATATTTCTCTACCTCAGCATCAAGTTGAGGTGTTGGTGATTCGGTAGCCATACGATCAGTGGTATTGTCTACTGGTTCAACTTGATCGCCACCTTCAGGTTGTTGAGCTTGTGCTAACATATCGGTCGAACCATCTTCTTCCATTTCTTTAGCCATCTCTTCGATTTCTTCATCAGACATACGAAGAACATTCTTTTTAACCCATGTTTGTGAAAAATACTTACCAATATATGGATCTAAAAGTTGAAGTGTGGTAACTCTTTCACGCATTAATTCAGCTTCACGAAGTTCGGTAAAATTATTATCTTTTTTGTAATCATAATAAATACTTTCTTTAAATTCATCCCATTCTTCTTGACTACAAACGCCTTTAAGGGATAACTGTATTTTTAATGCGTTATCAAAGATTTGTGAAAACTTATTACGAAGGCGAACAACAAACTTAGCAAACTTCAATTCATCACGGCTAATTTCAGCAGAGCGACCAAGAGATGCAAGGCCTCCACCACTTTGTGTGTCCATACGAGAATAAGGAACGTTTAAAGACTGTAGAAGTTTTTTGCGGAAATAATCTACGTCTTCAATTTGACCTAAGTTTTGACCAGCGGGCAGTGTAGTAATTTCTGTACCTTTACCACCTTCACGGCGTGGTAACCAAAAATCTTCAAGCATCGACATGTGTTTACGGTCATCACGAAGTTCACCTGTATTTGCATCATAAACCATTTTATTACGATATTTAATCATAATATCACGAAGGTATTGTTCAGCTTTCCCTTTTGGTAGATTACCGACATCAATATAAAATACACGGCGTTCTGGTGCTCTCGATAGGCGATAGATAACCACCGCATCTTCAATCATTCGTAATTGATTCAAGGGTTTGATAGCCTTATGAAGATACGAAATAACAAATGTATTCTTGGCATCCATGAGGCCAGAATTTACATTGATAATAGCATCTGGTGCAATACGAACACCAGCATTTATTCCAGCAGTATATGTTTGTGTGGTGCTACCACGATCACTGTAAACATAATATTCTGCCAGTGATTTGATAATCATGGCACCAGATTTTGGATCTTTTTCTTTTTGTATTTCACGGACTTTACGAATCTTTCTTGGGTCAACATAACGAAGTTCTTGTATGCCTTCTTTAGGGTTTTTTTCGTTGACTACAATGTGAAAGTAAATTCGCCCATCAATATACCAGCGCTTGAACAAATCATCGGCCATATTTTCAAAGTTAAGAAGACGTTGAATATTGTTAAACTCTTCAATAATTTTTTTCTTGATTGTTTCTGGTTGTTTAAGTTTATCCAAATTAATGGTAACCACATCGCCAGTGTCATCATGTGTAATAGCCTCATTGACAATATCATCAATGGCGGCTTCTAATTCGGGATGATTTGCCATCTCTCGATAGCGTGTAATTAATTCTAGTTCATTACGAACAGAACCTTCTAGGTCAACATATGTACCGTAATAAGCATTTTGTGTAATAGTAATGGCACCATCATCAAGTGCCGGTGTGGGAAGCGCAAAAGAACGTTGCTCTGGTTTTTCTTCTTGAGCAACGTCTTTTTTACCTACGCTAAACCCAAAGAGTTTTATTGCCATTTAATCTCCATCGTAAAGATAGAGAAAAGGCCGAAGCCCT